ATCAACACAAAGGGGGCAAAGTCCCCTTAACCCAGGTCTAATTTAACAGACCAAATCACGCCCTATGCCCCTTGCGGGGCAAGGACGCCGGAGCACTGTCTATGTACTTCCGAGGATGGTACAAATATCTCGGAGATTACATACCGTCTACCCTTAACAGGTAGCACTTCGACAGCCTCATCGTCCGTAAGGAGCGACAAGCCGTACTCGTAATTGCTATGATCGTATAGCGCAGGATTTCTCTTGCCCTCTATACGACTTAGTGCTTTGACGAGTAGTCCGTGATGACTTACGTCATCATCAAGGACCGGTAGTTCAGTTACGGTTTTAAACCAGTAACCGTCCCAACCGCGTTTAGAGTCACGGCGTGGGCAAACTTCGTCAAAATATCCGACGAAGCATCCATCGCCAAACCCATCAACTATCAAAGGCTTACGCCATTCGGCAGGTGCATAAGATCGCAACCACCGACATACGTCCAAGAGCGCCCTTCTTCTCTCGACACCAAGCCAGTCACAGCGGTCAACATACCGCCATAGCTGGTTATGGATCTTGAAAAGTGAGAGCAACCCTCGGTCGTACTGTTTGACGTAAAACGGAGTGATGTCGTACCCTTGAAAGTAGTGTTTACCACAACTTTCTCGGAACGGACCAGTCCAGTAGCTTTTCTTAGTATTGGGTGTAAACCCACACCAAGTCAAGAGGCCACAGAACCCTTCCGCCATCGTACTGGGGACAATAATATCGTCTCCATATACGGTTATACGACTCACGTCCTCCCCATGGAGGACGGCCCACGCGAGAGCGAGAGATACGAAGATCAATGTCTCAAGCTCAAACGTGTAGCCGTTACCCATGGAAGAGTACTTCTGGTAAAATATTTTCTCACCAGAAGGAAGACTTCCGAAAGGACTCCTGCACTGCCCTAGCGCAGTGAGCCAATCAGAGCGGATCAACTTCTCGACAATAGTTCGGCTAATACAATCACTAGCCATACTAAGGTCGATCGTCGCCAATCGCCCAGATAAGCTGCCAATCCTGGCCAGCCTCTGGTTCTTCGTTTGATCATCGAGATTAACTCCGATGTGACGAAGACGATTGCGGATAACTCCACCGATACCTTTCTGGACATAAATGTTCATGTCCGGTTCGATAGCGATGGTCCGATCCACTTTGTAAGTCTTCGGGACAGTGACGACGCGGTTACCGTCTACGATTTTCACGTAGCCGAGGCCTTCGTCCGGCGGCAGCTCAGATAAACCTTGAGCCCAAGCCGGAGACCACCGAATAACGGTGTTCGCCAGTACCGCGTTACCGATCGTTGCGTGAGGATTACCTCTGTATTTGTGCGCAGCGTCCGCCTCGCGGCGGGTCAGTCGTGTGGTGGCCCCAGGGCCCCACGCGAAATGCCTTGCTGCTTGATCCCAGTCGAAGGGACCCAAGATCCTGGAAGCGATTTTACGAGCCAGCCGAATTGCTGGCTCGTATGGAGAAGATCTCCACAGCTCTTCAGATCGTTGGTTAACTTCGAAGCAGATCTGTTCTGCCCTGTTGAAACGCTCCCAGGTCAGTCTTGACCGCTCTTCGAGCCTGTCTCGTTCTCTTTCTCGACGGCCAGGTTGTACAACACCAGAATCTTCTCCATCAGCGATGCTGACGGAAGATGATGCAGGAAGTTGACAACTTGTTCCTCGGGAATGAACGTCAGGTGTTCGATAAGCTGCCTTACTGAGCCATTCTTCGGCGAAATAGCGGATGGCGAAAGCAGCGACGCCATCGCCAGGTACCACCGGCTCTCCTCCTTCAAAGACTCCTGAATTCGGTCTTGCACCAGTTTCAACTGGCGCTTGACTTCCTTCTTCGGGTCGCTGACGGTCGAGAGGTACGACTGGATCTGAGTGATGTTGTCGAACTGCGTTGCCATTTTCTAATTCTCCGATGTTGGGAACGAACAAACAACTCCCTCCGGGGACTCCTGGCTGTCCGGTGATTTGGACGCCAAGAGCCCGGAAGACTCGCTCGTGAACACGAGCGATGGGCGGAGCACAAGCAACGTGAGCCCTCCTAAGAGGGCGAGGACGGAAATTAGCCACAGAGAACCTCCGATAGCCAAGACTCCCATAGGGAGATCCAGGAGCT